TCAATAGCCTCACGAATTTCTTCTGCAGTCTTTACAAACAACTCACCAATACGCTTGGCAATAGGTGCTGCAACCTCATGTGTCAGAAGATAATTCTTGGCAGAGAAAGTATTCTTACCTTTAGTGAGTACCCACTCATCGATTGCACCTTCGAATTCACCAGCATGTTCTCTGGCTTTTTCTTCCATGCGTTCTTGAATGCTTACCACGTTTGTAGGTACTTTCGTAACTTCCACTTGTTCAACAATTTTGTTTGCATCAGCCATCAATTCTTTTAACTTGTTAGTGAAGAATGGGCTGAACTCAGTCAACTGTTTGATATCGGTCTGCTCATTTGACATGAGACGACACAATGAACCAAATGTCTGAAATTTGTGGTCAGGAAGTTTCTTCAACTGCTTTGCGATCTTTGGTTCTTTCTTAGAGAAGAACTCAAGTGCAAATAGTCGTTGTTCCTTGGCACCAGTTTGTACTGAGTAGTAAGTCAACGCACGACTCAGACTAACTTGGTAGTCCAGCTGGTCGATCGTTGGCTCAAACTTCTTCTGTGATGCTAAGATTGCTTGATTCTTTGCTCTGCGTTTTGCTGTCACTGCCATGTTTTTCTCCATAATATAGATCTATTATACCGCAATTCGCAATTAAAGACAAGCACTATTTTGAAGTAATTTTCTCGTATAGTTCCACAAAATCCTCGTGGTCTGCAACTTCTTGTGCGAGATTCTGCTTATGGTAGGTCTTTGCAATCTTGGAAATAACTTTCTTAGGAATTTGCAATGTATCAGATTTTTCTTTAACGATTTCTCGAATAAGATCTCGCTCTGCTTCAGTGCGTAGCATTGAATTGCTAATCTCTTGAATAGCACCTTGCAAATCTTTTTTCTGTTCGGGTGTTAATGCGTAATTCATTTCTTGCTCCCAAATGATACACCATTAGTTCCACCAACTACACCACCAAGAATGACTGTTGCCACCCAAGTTTCAAATGTGACTGGGATTGCCAATGCTGGAAATAATATATTTAAAGACCAAATAGTTGCTAGTGGGAATAAAACTAGCAATATCAATATCACTGCTACTACAAATAAAATCTTCATAGTGTAAACCCCACTTTAGTTACTGATTCCCAGCGGAAAGATCTCCACTCGGATTTTTCTGTGTCAAAGACCCGAACTGTGGATCCATCAGCCTTGCTAGATGCCCCTGTGCTTTTCGGAATCTTATCGGTTGGGATTCTGCCTTCAACAAGGGTACATTGCATGGCTCTTTCGGTGCCATCTTTTTTGGTGAAAGTAACGCACAGATCTTTGATGTTGTCATCGTGTAGAACTCCTAGTGTCCATGTTTTAAACTCTTCAAATTCTTTATCGGTCTTGAATATTGTCTGCATTGACATTATCTAATCTCACTTTCAATTCATTAACTATCGGTTCAAAAAATTCTTTAAATTCTTTAGGTTCAAAGAAACACGTGTGTCCATTATCAATTATAACTTTGCCAGATTCATCAACTAGCTTGTTTTTGATTGTAAATTCAATCGTCTCATAAGTGGCACCCACATTATGATTTTTGATTTTAATTGATCTTGTTAAACCTTCTCGGTAAAGTTCATACTCCAAGTCCATGGTCTGCCTTTCTATGTTTTGGTTGACGAATGTACTGAACCTTGCTCTCCACTTTTCGCATGCGATATTTTGGAGTGCGTAAATCTTTTGCTATTAGATTTCTAGGTTTCATTGTCTTATTATACACGATCTTTCCTTACAAGGCAAATTTCTTTAATAGTTGTTTTGCATCTTTGCAGTCACCAATTAAATTATCCATTTCTGCAAGAACAATCATTTGTTGCAGGTTGTCTGCAAGTAGTTGGTCTTCCTCATCCAATAGAGCATACCATTCCTCGAATTCTTCCAGAGAATCTAGTGACCACATATGATCAAGCATCTCAACTTGATATTCAGTTAGGTTTTCAATTTGAATCATGCTGCATCCTTAAAAATATTGGACCATGTCATCAGCTTGTTCAACTTTTCGTTCTTTGCAGTTAGCAGTGCAGCTTCGCTGACGATACCATTCTCGATAAGCAATTCAATCATACACATCAGATCACCTAGTTCTTCCTCCAGATGTTCTCGATTCGTCTGACCTTTATATTCATCGTCCATACCAAACCGAAACACCTTGCTAATAGCCTGTGTTACCTCGGCACATTCTTCCTGCGTAATCAACAGTATCTCACTATCGATTGCATTCTTGTGTTTCATTACTGCAAACTTATTCATATCAACCCCAATCTTTTTTATCACCGTATTTTTCATTCCACTGAAACCCTGCGTCATATGCAGCGACTTCTGCAATTGTCATTTCACTCACGTCCACAAGAGGGCTATTTAAAGTATCACCAACGTAGTAGTGTGGTCTGTATCCACGATGGTAGTAAGAATCTGCTCTACCACGATCAAATGGTCCACCATGTCGTACGTCATATGTATCAGTCACTAGCGTATCAGTCATATTCTGCCTCATACATCATAGATTGATGTTCGTACTGTTTGTCCAACTCTTCAGAGATAAGACAAACATCAGCCAGAGTCATACCAAATTTGGTAGCAATCTCAGGGAAGGACAAGAGTCCATCTTCGATGGCTTCTTCGATAGCAAACACTACATTTTTCATTGCACCCATTATTTCACTCCAGTCATAGCACGAACACCACTGTACATAACAGCAAGCCCAGCAAGAGCCACCATTGTCGCAGTAAAAACGCTAGCACTTGGATCGTGATCCAAAGCACCAACAGCACCAAAAACCAGCATAAAACCGACGAAAGCACGGATTGAACCCTTCATATTACCCTCACAATAAAACCATAAACATAAACTACCAACAAACCCACATTGACAACGACCAAACTTGCACGTTTGATTCTAACTGCCCAGATCAACCAAAGGATGGAACCTAGATTGAACAAGTAGATGTTCAGCGGATCGATAGCTAAAGCAGTTGCAATTGCAGCACCCACTGTAACGATCGTGGCAGACCATTCCAATAACGTATTCACTTTTTCACTTTTCATACAACTATTATACATCGTATTGCAATTAAAGACAAGCACCTTTTGACAATAAAAAACCCCTGTATCTACAGGGGCTTAGGAAGGGGAATAACCTTACAGGTCGTAGGGTTATCTATTTCCAGTACTTAGAGTAGTCTGCCCTGTTCCAATAAGCATCGTTGTTTCTATTCCAAAAGTTTTGGATAAGATACCATGCCATACCAAAATACCCCATCTTTTGAAACCTTCTACTATCTTGTCCAAAATAATGATTCATCAACTTGAATTTCTTTGGATCGTACTTTTTAGATAAAAAGAAATCTTCGCTTGTTCCATACTTCTCAGCAAAGCCACCAAACTCTTCAAATTTATCTCTGCGAGTTAACATGAAAGCACCAACAGCAAATGGCACTTTGTGTTTCATGATGTTATTTACAAAATTAAACATCATAAATCCAATCTTTGCTCGCATGTCATTATCATAGCACTTTGCGTACAATCCGATTAAGTCTAGATTTTTGGATTCCATCTCATCAACTGCATCACGAATAGTATTGATATCAAAGAAACGAACATCAGCATCTATGAACAAGATGTATGGAGTAGTCACCAGCTTGGCTCCATTGTTCTTAGCAATACTAACTGGACCACCATCAATAATCTCAACATTCAATCTTCCTTTGGTGGATTCAATAACTTTACGAGTATTGTCAGTAGAGCAATCTGCAATAATAATTCTGGTACTACCTATCAGTTGATTGCGCAGTTGTAACAGCAACCACCCTATGTAATTTTCCTCATTTTTACAAGGAACTACAATTGTTATTTTACTACTTAATGACATGCGTATGTTTATGCTTTAGTGATTTCTTCAATGCTTTCAACCACATTTTCTTTTCTTTGATCTTGTCGTGGCTGATGCACGCTTGGTACATCTTCTTTATTATTTCCTGTACTTTCATGGTCGGTCTCCTTTGTCCATGTTATTATTTCCCAGTGTCCATCATGATGTTCAACAAGAGCAGTGCATGACTCAACCCAGTCGCCATCGTTCATATATGTAACACCATCAATCTCTTTGATTTCAGCATGATGAATATGCCCACAGATAACTCCATCATACCCTCGTTTCTTGCAGTATGCTGCAAGATTCTTTTCAAACTGGAACATGAAGTCAGATGCTTTTTTAACTTTATGTTTTAAGTATTTAGACAGTGACCAGTACCCAAATCCCAGTTTGTGACGAACCCAATTGAAACGAGAATTCCAATCAAGAACTAGATCGTATAGTTTATCGCCAAGAAATGCAAGCCATGGTGCCAGTCGAGTAATACCATCGAATAGGTCACCATGTGTGACTAGGTATCGTTTACCATTTACACCGATATGTTCTGTTTGATTTTTTATTTCAATCAGACCGAAAGAGAATCCATAGGGGATCATCGGTCTTAAGAATTCATCATGATTACCTGCAACATAAATCACTTTCGTTCCACGCTTGGCATGACCAAGTATTCTGCGGACAACATTAGTGTGGCTCTGTTTCCATCGCCACTTATTTTGTTGAATCTTCCAAGCATCAATTATATCACCCACGAGATATAAAGTCTCGCAGGTGTTATGTTTTAAAAAGTTGTTTAACTTATTCGCTTGGCAATCACGAGTTCCTAAGTGTACATCACTTATGAATATCGTTTTATATTTCATTAGTCGTTACGAGTGTTGCGTGTTGGTGGATCGTCTGGTAATAATTCAACAACTGGTGCTACAGCTAATGGCATCGGTCTTGGAGCCATTGGAACTGGTGTTGGTGTCATAAGTGTTGGTGCGACTGGTGATGTAACATTACTTGCTGCTCCAGCAACTTTCTCTTGAGTACGACCCCATGCTGCAATACCAAGAACTGCACCCATCGCTAAGTGAAATAAGCCAGCACCTTGTAGAGTTAGTGGACTCCATTGAGTGACTGTCTGATCAGTAAATACTTGTAACAAACTCCACATTACTGGGAATATAGCCATATCTAGTGTACAAATAATCATGTACATCCAACCCATGGCTGGACGCCATTTCTTCTGCATCCAGTCTTCGTTTTTATTTTCGTCTGCCATTTTAACTCCTTTTTATAATTATCTACCAACATATACCTTTGGTAGTGCTTCTCTTCTTCGTTCTTCTTCTGTTGTTGGAAAAAACTCATTACCATATTGTGGATACATTTCTTGGCGAGATTTTGCCACTAACATCATCATAAAGAAAAAACCAAAAACACAAACTATAACACCAACACCCCACATAGCCTGTTCAGTCATTTGTCTTTTTCTTGCTGCCCTGCGTTTATCTTCTATAGCCTGACGCTGCATTTGTTTGGCAAGAA